CACCCGTACACTCAAAGACTTCGGCAACTTCTTCAAGCAGATCGCGGTGAAGATTGTTGTTGCTATCATTGTCGGGATCAATCTTTCCACGTCTTACGGCACATTCATAAGCTTTCTGCGCGATCTCATTTAATTTTCCCATTATCAATATGTTTTATCCAGTTATTATCTTTCTCCAAAAACCATTGCCAGCCATTTTGGGGCTTGATTTTTCGTTTTATATACCGGCGAACTGTGGCATAATTCAGATTTAGCTTTTGGGCGGCTTGGGTTATTGAATCGAATCTATACCATTTGCCTTCGGGAGTGATTGCGATACACGCAAAGGCATGGGCGTTTCCATTAGACCAATATCTATGTCCTTTCAAAGCCTCGCTGTGTCTTTTTCTTATTTCAACAGCTCTCTCTTTGCCATAGTATTCTTCATAGGTTTTTCCTCTTAATCCGTGGTGATAGCCTTTATTGAAAACATTATGTCCGTTGACAACCCGTGTGACCGGTATTTCAGGGTCTAATCTTAATTCCATATTATTCCTTATTTTTGTAATTATCTCTTCTCATTTGGTGATAGCGATAGTACATGGATAAGTCGAGTTTACGAATGAAATTATCATCCGCTTTCATGTCAGAAACTTTTTGGGCAGGCTTGACTACCTCAAAGAAAATTCTCTTTACCGCATACCTTCCCTTTTCAAGAGAATAACATTGCACTGATCCTTCATAAGCATAAATAAGCCCGGCAAAATCAGGGACTTCATCGGGCTTTATCAAACTTTTTGGTACTATATAATAAAAATAATTGGTACGTTGGCCGGAAGTGACAACATCAAACTTGTTCTTGCCATATTTATCACTTTTCTTTTTATCCTTATGGAAATCACATCTGCTTACTTTTACTTCATATTCATAAGTCAGGCGTGACCGGGTAACTTCCAATAAGTCAGCTTCCCATTTCCCGACAAAAATATTGGGAAAGATGCGGTTTCCTTTTTTATCACGAAAAACATGATCGCAAAAGCCTTGTATAATATCAAGTGTTTTCATTTGATCTTTCCATGTTCCTTATCCAGTTCATACTCAAAAAATCCTTTTGCCTTATCATAAAGTCCGTCCTTTATATCAGAGAAATACATAGCGGCATTAAAGGCTTTCAATGCTGCCACACGAGCTTTCTTCTTATAATAGTCTGCCCGTTTGATCGTATTTTCTTCTTTTCTACGTTCTTGCTGTTCCAAATATCGGTCAACCGCTTCTCGTCCCCAACGGAACATGTCTTCTTTGTCGGCAAAGGTGGCAGATTCTTCACGGATCAGCCTTTTCTCCGAGGAAATGACATAAGCTGATATTCCTTTGTATCTACGAATGGAAACGGCTATGTCGAAACCTTTATAATTTTGCTGTTCAACATAGCCGCCAAGAGTATATGGGAAGTCTGTCTTTTCTATCATACAGCTTTGATATTGATTAGTGGCACAATTGTATCAATAATTTCTACCGTAGGTTCTATAAGCTCTTTTATTTCCTGAACATTTTTGTATGCCATAGGACTTTCATCCAATGTCCCTTCACATACGGAAGTGGAATACACTTTGCTCATTTGGGTTTTGAATGCGTCCATTGATAATCTTTCTTTAGCTTCGGAACGGGAGTATAAGCGTCCTGCACCATGTGGTGCAGAATAGTTCCAGTCTTTGTTTCCCTTACCACGACAAAGAAGAATACCGTCTGCCATATTCATAGGAATCACAACGTAATCATTGGCGTATGCGGCAATAGCCCCTTTACGGATTATCATATCATCAAAGCTGATATAGTTATGGACTGTCTCAACGGATATTGTAGCGTTCCAGCTCAAAGTTCTGATTATACGCTGTATAATCAACTTGCGGTTGAATGCGGCATATCCTTGTGCGATCACCATGTCACATAAATAGTGGAGCATTGCTTCATTTGTGAGATACCCGGAATATTCGGCAAATTTTTCCTTCAAACGTAGTATTTCAGTTTGCATGAATTGTGGCTCAACAGTGGACTTCAAGCGTTGAATTTCATTAGAAAAAGCCTTTTTATCAAATTTTGCTATTTCTGCATGGTATTTACAGACCTTCACACCAAAGTTGCGCGATCCGGTATGTATTGTAAGAAATATATTATTGGTTGACTCGGCACGCCCCAGTTCTATAAAGTGGTTTCCACCTCCCAAAGAGTTGTAGAATGTGCCTTCATTTATCCCCACCTTCTTACAAAGTTGTGATACATATTCTTCATTAATAACTGGTTTGGTTAGTTGGTATTTAGAGCAGAACTGATCCATTCTGATAGATAAGAAGGTAAACAAATCTTCCTTTTCTTGTTTGGATAAGGGTTGTTGGTTAATCTCAAATCCCATAGGTATGATGGAACGGATTGCATGATTAATGTCCGGGAAAGACTCTTCTGTTATTGCATTTTCAATTTCTACACACAACATTCCA